GACCGACCCGTTACAGTCTGGGTAGCAGGCGAATCCTCTACTCGTGTTCGAGATACCCTGCAAGAAAAACTATTTGGACCCATCGGCGACTGGGGTACGGGGCTAATCCCAAAGCAAAGCATGGTGGGCGACCCTATCCGCAAGGGGGGTATACCTCACGCTATTGACATTGCTCGTGTTAGGCATAAGTCTGGCGGGACAAGCATCATACAGTTCTTCTCCTATGATCAGGGTCGAGAAAAATTCCAAGGCTCTACGGTTGACGTGGTTTGGTGTGACGAGGAACCACCCGAAGACATCTACAAAGAAGCCAAAATGCGTACGATTGCAACCTCTGGGTATGTGTTTCTAACCTTTACTCCGCTCAGGGGCGTGACGCCGCTCTGCGACGAAATGATAAGCAACAAGGACGATATGTATGGCGTACATTTTTTAACGTGGGACGACGTTACGCATTTGTCCGAAGAAGATAAAAAGTTACAGATTGCAGGATTAGGACCCCATGAAATAGAAAGCCGTAAATTTGGTCGGCCCAGCATTGGAACGGGCAAGGTATATCAATTCGACGAAGATGAATATACGGTTCCAGACTTCTCAATTCACCCAAGGTGGAGAACCATTGGCGGACTTGATGTCGGTATTTCCCATCCTACCTGTGCCGTAAAACTATCCATTGATGACGAATCTGGGGTGGGCTATATACACAAAGAATATATTAGATCTGGAGAAACTTCTGTTTACCACGCCTATAGCCTAAAAGACTGGCCATGTAGGTTTGCTATAGACCCGAATAGTAGGCAACGTGCTATATCGACGGGCGATAGCCCCTATTCTATATTCCAAGATATTATGGGTGACGATAGGCTTATCGTTGCGGATAATAGGGTAAATTACGGTATATCGCTTATGCGAGCCAAGATAGCATCAGAGCAGTTATTTATCTTTGAGTCCTGCGTAAACACACTTAAACAAATGAGACTATATCGGTTTAAAGAGAATGGAGACATTCTAAAACAAGAAGACGATTTAATGGACGCATTGCGTTATTGCGTTACGGCTTGGGATAAGGCTGTCGCACCGCCAGAAATGCTTAAAAGACATGAGTTAAACTATGAGTGGAAGCCTGTCAATAAAAAGATAGGTTATTAATGGAGATATAATGGGTCAAGAATTTGGTACGATTGAAGCAGGAAAACCATTTAGCATGACAACGGGCATTGCCAAAACGGTAATGGATCGCTTTACGTGGGCTAGAAACCTGCGCTTCTTGCAACAAGAAAAATGGCTATCCGCAAAGATGGCTTTTGACGGAATTGATTATTACGGCTCAGATGAAGATGCTAACAAATCTGGCATCTATTTAAATTTTACGCAAATGAAAACAATGTCTGCCTATTCGCAGATCATGGCAACCATGATGGGTCCAGAGGGGTACCCTTGGTTTATACGGCCCACACCAGACCCAGATTTAATTAAACTTGGAATTGCCAGCACACAAGAGGCTGAAAGAATGCCGAATATATCGGATTCGATTAGAGAGCGTGTTTCCTTATCCAATATGGCTTGTGACGGAATGCGTGTAAGAATCAAAGACGACCTCACCGAAACGAGATGGGAAGAAAAATTCTCTATGGCTGTTTTGGATTTGGTTATTTTAGGAACCATGATTGTTAAGGGTCCTTTCGGTGCGCCCCCCAAACCAAAGCGTTGGGAACTTAGAGAGCAAGAAGAGGAAAATACTATTGTTGATTCCCTTAGAGAAAAATTCGGTATTAAGAAGCCTAAAAAAATTGAATACAAACTTGTGTCTCCAGATGAAGACCCCAGACCTGAACTTGAAATTGTGTCTCCGTTTGAGTTCTACCCAGATCCGTCAGCCTTTACGATTGATGACTGTATGTGGGCTATTCATCGACACGTAATGAACAAAGCCCAACTGCTAGACCTAGCAAGAGTCGAGGGATTCGATAAAGAAGAAATCAATAAGGTTGTTGAAGCCCATCCGAAAGGTAATTGGACAGCCGAGACTTGGGAGAGCCGAGTCTATGCACTAAACCAGAGACAAACACCTTTGGCTCGTGGCGACCGATACGTAGTTCTTGAGTATTGGGGATACATGTCGTCAGAAGAATTGAATAAGGCTGGCGTTGAGTTGCCTAAATCAGAAAAAGATAAAAACAAACAACACATGTGCTGCGTATGGACCGTTGGAAATTACGCAATCAAAGTTGCTGTAAGCACCCTAGAAAAAGCATCTATTCCTTTCATGGTCTGTCCTTATGAGAGAGTGTTATACAATATTTGGGGACGTGGTATTCCTGAAAAAATGCGTGATCCACAGGATATTGTAAACGCTGCCGCTCGTGCGATGGTAGACAATATGGGCATCGCTGCTGGACCTCAAGTTGTTTACGATACGAGCCGAATGGTAAATGGTTTCAAATTTGAAGGCATTAAACCTTGGGGCGTATGGCCACTAAAATCGATGGAAGGTGTAACCAATCCTCCTGTTACGTTCGTTACGGTTCCCAGTATATTAAATGAATTAAAGGTGCTGCAAGATAATTTTAAATTGTTTATTCAGGAAGTTACCTCTATGCCAGATATGGCTGGCGGATTTGCTGGTTCGTCTACGGGGCAGCACAACCGCACCGCTTCGGGCATGAGTATGTTGTTTAATGCAGCCAATACCTACATTAAGGGTGTTGTTTTTAATATTGATAACAATATCACGAAACCCATGGTCAGAAAGTTATACGATTGGAACATGCAATTCTCTTCTGATATTTACATCAAAGGAGATTTTGTGATTGATGCTGGTGGAGTCCAGTCGATCATAAACGAAGAAAGCAAGCAGTCAAACATGCAAGAACTTGCTGCCATCATGCAAGACCCCGACTACAAACCGTACATTAATAAAGAAGCCATCCTTAAACAGTGGATCCGAACACATGGATTCAATGGAAGCGATATTATCAATAGCGATGCAGAGGCCCAAGCCATTGTTCAGCAACAGATGGATGCCGAAGCAAAGCAGGCGCAAAAGACCAATCTACCCAAAGTCCGTGCCGAAATGCCTCGTGGAGACGCCCTGTTGGAAATCTTAAAATCTACTCCAACTGACAGCGCCGCATTCCCTTCGATTTTAGAAGAAGTTGTTCTTTCCCAGAACTCAATGACGCCTTCTATGAAAGAGGCCCTTGACACCATGAAAATACAGGCTATGAGTAATGCCCTCATGGAAGTTCACGCTAACTCTAAAGAAGTTCCCGAACTTGCACCAGAAATGCAAACAAAAGCGGCTCCTACTGCTGAGGACTTAGTAAAACAGGTTGATCCCAATCAGGTTCTGAGTCAGGCCTTTGGAGAAGATCAACAAGGTGTTGCTGGAGTTGAGCAAGCAAGTGCTGGTAGACCAAAGGAAAACTAACAAGCCCCTAAAAACCCCATGTTACCATTTTTTTAGAGAGAATCAGTTTGGAACATCAACAAAAACTTTACGAAGACATCCTTCCTGTGGTGAACAGCCCATATTGGGTTTCCATACAGGCACTTATTGATTCTTTTATCGAGTCAAAACGTGAGTCTTTGGAAAGAGTACAAACATTTGAAGAAGTATTAAAGATTAGAGGAGCCATCGAGGCCTTTAGGGAAATTAAAGACCTTAAAGATTCGGCGGAATCCTTTATACACCTCACCAACCCACAATCACGTGGACGTGAATTATACATGACCAAGCCCGAATAGGCCGTCAGAAGGAGCAGTAAAATGTCAAAACGCAACGAAATTCGTGAAAATGCAAGACGAGCCGATGAACTCGTTAAGCAACTGTCGGCTGAGGGTAATCTTTTACCCCCCAATGGTGTCAAAACTACTGTTTTTACCAACAGAGTGCCAGACACGATAGCCCAACCAGACGCTAAACCCACATCGGAAGCAACCCTAGAAACCGAAGAGTCCTCTGTAACTGATGGCGAAATCCCTAGTGCCAACGAGAAATCCGCCGCAGAAGACGACTTGGATGGTGAGTTGGTATCAAAAAAACAGTATAAATCTGCCGTAAAAGCCATGAATGAGGCCCAACGACAGAAGGCTGAATACGAGAGACTCTCTATGGAACGTGAGCAAGAGCATTTACGCACCAAAGCCGAATTAGAAGCGTTCAAAAGACAGAACTTGGTACCAAAAGAAGACACTACCGACACCGAGTTAGACCAAACTTTATCCGAATGGAACGATTTGCCTGATACTCAGTCAATGGTTAAACAAGGAGCAAAAGTCGTCATAAACAGGGTGAATGAGAAGGTTTCTGCCGTTGAGCAAGAAATTTTTGACCTCAAAAAGACCCTAGAGGATTCAAAAATTCAAGCATTAGTAGCAGAACGAGATAAGAAAATCAAAGAAGTGCATTCCGACTATGATGATGTCAGACTATCTGACGAATTCAAGGCTTGGATCTATTCAGACGCCCCCAGTATGTATAAAAAAGTATATGAAGGTGCCGTCTCGTTTGATGAAAAAGATGCAATTTCTATCGTTGATTCTTTCAAGTCTTTTGTCTCGCCAAAATCAACAAAGAAAAATCCTACATCAAAAGTTGGATCGGCAGAGGTGTCCGTTAAAACGTCACCAGCCGTTGCATCAGATATGGGTTCATCAGAAGAGGACGATTTCTCTTCTGACGATTTAGCGTCATTACCGTATGTCATTAATAAATTGCGTGATCCAAAACAACGCAAGGCATTAATGGATAGGGCTGACAAATTTATTTCAAAACAAATGGGTCAATAAACAACTAAACTTAAAGGAATAACAAATGGCAACTTTTACCTTAACTGCTGGTACTGACGGTTATTTCCAGAAACATTCCACAGAATTTACCACAATCTCTAAAACGGTAGATTTCTCGAATTTTCAAGGAACTTCACCTGTCGCTGCTGGCGTCGCTGCGGACATTGCTAAAATTATCAGTATCCCTGCTAATTTTGCTGTCCAAGGACTTTACGCTGTCGTCTCTACTGCTTTGACGACTTCTTCAACCTTTCTCGTTGGTGACGCAACCGACGCTGATGGTTGGATCATTTCTACAGGAACTGCTACTGCTGGTCTAAAAGCCGCTGATGGCGCTTATGTTGCTGCAAACGGAAAGTTTTACACCACTGCTACCGACCTGCTCTTAACCCTTGGTTCTACTGCCCCCGTTACGGGCGTAGTCACGGTTTATGTTGTTGGTTTCCAACTTTAATCAATAACTAACTTAAAGGATTTATACAATGCCAAATCAAATTGCACGTACTGGTGCGAACTTAGCCGCTGGGGCTTTTATCCCCCAGATTTACTCGGCCAAACTTCAAGACAAGTTCTATGCTGCTTCCGTTGTGCCTGCTATCGCAAATCACAACTGGGAAGGCGAGATCATGGCTTTCGGTGACACCGTTAATATCCGCAAAGTTCCTACCATTTCCATCAACGACTACAGTGTAAACAATGCTATTGCTTACCAAGACGTTTCTGATGAAATGATTTCATTAAACATCAACAAAGCGAAATACTATGCTTTCAAAGTTGATTACATTGATGATTATCAATCAGACATTGCCCTCATCGATACCATCACTCAAGATGCTTCGATGCAGATGGCCGTGACTGTCGACAAAGCCGTTCTTCAATCAGTTTATGCTGATGCCGCAACGACTATTGCCGCTGGTGACCTTTCCTCTTTAACGACTGCTACTTTCATCCAACCTCTCCTGCAAGCGGGACAGGCTCTTGATGAAAATAATGTTCCTAGAGACGGTAAACGATGGGCTGTTATTACGCCTGAGTATGCTCGTTACTTGAAACTGTCTGACCTGAAGCAAGTCCTTACGACTGGCGACGATGAGTCTCCTCTTCGTAACGGATTTGTGGGTTCGATTGATGGTATGAACATTTATGTTTCTACCAATCTGTTGAACGCAGTCGGAAGCATTTCGTCCGCTACATCCAAGATGTTAGTTGGTCACGAATCTGCTTTGACGTTCGCAAGTCAGTTCATCAAGCACGAAATGTTGCCCCTACAGAACACTTTCGGCTACGGAATTAAAGGTCTACAAGTCTTCGGATTTAAGACCGTTAAACCTGAGTCTTTAGTGCTTTTAACTGCTTATTAATCTTTTTTAATAACAGTTCTCAAACGCAACAAGGAAAAGGGGGGTTTCGGCCCCCCAATTTCTTCTACCTAATGGAGATATATAAATGGCAAAACAACTAATTAAAATTATTAATACATACACAAAAAAAGAATTTACTGGAAGTGATCTAAATAACTCACATCTCATAAGTCACGCCGAAACTTCACCCGATTCTTATGAACTGGTTTACGGAGAGGTTGACGAAATAGAAAAAGGAAAACCCACAATAACACTAGCCAAACTTATGGCCAAGAGCGTAAAAGAACTACACAGTATTGCCTCGGATAACAACATAAACTTTGGGGTTCCTGCGTCGCACATGACCAAAGCCGAAATCGCCAATGCTATTATTGAGGGTATGAAGGGCAAGAAATAGGAGAACTCAATGGCATACACCGTAAGGTCAATCCTCGGTAAAATTAGGCTTCACCGATCCGACCTTCGAGAGGCCGAGTTAGACTATATAACACAAGAAACAGTTCGTAAAATTTGTCGCTTAACAATGTTGGCACAAAAAATGGTAGTGCTACCGTTTGTGGGTCCGACAGCGCAACTTACATTAACTGATTCCGCTGGCGAAGACGTGAATCGTGTTCATCTTGTAAGAATACAAGAAAGCACAATTAACACTCCGTCGGCACCATCATTCACAACCGTTACATCGGGTGGAACTCTATCCGCTGGAACATACATCTACAAAGTGGTGGCTGTAGGGCCGCAGGGCTGGATCAGCCTTCCGAGTGCAAGTTCAAACTCAATAGCAGTGACTTTAAATTCAGTTAATACAGTTACCCTTCCTGCTGCACCTACGACACGATATGGATTTGATCACTTTACTTTATACCGAAGCACAAACGGAGGAAGCACTTGGTCCGTGGCATCGCCATTTTATGCTGCTTCTGCATCGGTTGTAGATAATGGGTCCCTGACCTTTGTGTCGGCGACTCTACCTACCTATGCAACGGGCGACTATAAAACAATGTCAGAAACCAATGAGGTGTTTATTAACGACACCTTGCCTAAGCCAGATTCTTCATTTGGAGATCCAATGGTGTGGGCTTTCGACGCTCTGACTTCAACCATCAATCTTTATCCACCTGCGTCTAATGCTTACGCAAACGGTGGAAACTTGGAAGTTACCTATAGTTACATTCCAAGAGGGGAAATAGACACGGTTCCGCTTCCGCCCGAAGCAGAAGACGGCATCATCTACGGAACACTTGCGGAGGCGTACATTTTTACTGGGCCTTCTCAGAATATTCAACTTGGAAAGATGTACGAAACAAAATTTAATAACGAAACGTCTAATCTTAAATCGGTTGCCATTCAGGGAAACAGTGGACGAATGGCTATACCCGCAAACCCGTTAGGTGGTCGCAGGAAAAAACCATTTGGCGCTTTTGGCAGTTCATCTGGTTGGGGTTGGTAATGGCTATTACTGCGCAAACAATTACTACTTTATTCAACGACACAAGAACGCTTGTTGGAGACTCTCCGTCGGTTAGTAATTCTTGGACCGATGATCAAATCATTGCCGCTGTAAATTTTGCCGTACAACACTATTGCAAAATTACCAATGTAACCTACTTAGAATCTACGATTGCTTTAAACTCTAGCGGAATTTTTACTTCCCCTACGGACTATATTGCGATCCTTCGTGTTGGATATGCTGGCCAAGGTGCTACCTATAAGTGGTTGTTGAACTCTTCGTCAAAAGAAGAAACAATGAAAAATCCAGATTGGGAAAACACAACCGTAGCATCCCCGTCTGAACCTAAGCGATGGGTTATGTTCTCTGGTAACCAGATTAAGTTAACACCCAAATTAAGTAACTGGTCTTCTGGGACTTGGTATGGAGCGATTGGTTATGTGCAAGAACCAACTAACTTTACCGTTGATCAATTAACATCTGCCCCCAACACGGTGCCTGACGCAAGAATACCAATTACACACCATAGACATCTAAAATATGCTGCTGCTTACTGGCTACTTTTAATAGACGGCGACAGACAGGATCTTCAAAACTCTCAAAACATGATGCAACAATTTCTAGCACTCATTAAGGAAGACTAACCATGCCTTTATACGGAAATAGATACGTTCAATCTGGTGACCCATCGGGTACGGGGGGCTTCATAGGTGTTGGCTCTCAGTGGCAAGATACTACCAGTGGGAAACTATACGAAAGAACTAGCGATAATACCGCTTGGAAGTTAATCTACGTTGTAGATCAAGACCGTGGTGGCCTTTTGCCCGTTACGGGCGGATCCGTTACTGGCGCCATTGTTGGAACAACTGGCTGGGCGCCCGTAGATTCTCCTAACTTTAATACATCTGCCAAATTGGGTGGTATAGATCTCGCTACAGTTAATTACGTTAACTCAATCGCTACGGGGTTGTCTGATTCCATTAGCGCACAAATTAGTCAAGCCGTTGCTTCTACGGTTGGTAACACTCAGATTAATGCAAACATCGCCAAACAAAAGGGAACCTTTGCTCCAACATTAAGCGCTGGGAACAGTATGAATATCCCTCCAGCGTTTGCGGCCATACCGCTCCCTCAATATCCAAACGGTGGAAGTCAGGCGCAAGAATCAGAATGTATTTGGATCGCATCACCAGCCTCTATGGACGCTACTCCAACAACCTCTGGCGGTAATATAGGCTTGCAGACAGTGGAGGAATCTGGTCCAGATTATAACTGGGGTGTTTTACAAAAATTCTTTGTCCCAGATTCGGCAAATGCACCAAGAGTTTACCAACATTATTGGACAACCTACCAATGGCCAAGTACCGTCAGGGGCTATCTTGCGGCTGGAATGAACTACATGATCTTCGGTGTTAAAAGCACGTCATGAAGAAAACTCTCAGGGTTGACTATTCTGGCGGCATAAACGTAATAACCGACAAGACGGTAATACCCGATAAGTTTGCCACGGCCCTAGACAATGTTGACCTTAGAAGTGGATTTCCAAGATCATTCAAGGAACCCATCTATTTGGACAGTACCTACACGGGAACAACTCAGGTCGTAGATGGTGTTACAGTACCCGTTGTTAGAAACTCTAATATAACCAACAACACAAAAAAAATATTTAACTTTAGGGGTCGATGGATATACTCCGACAAGTGGAGAGACTATGTTCCTCAATATATAGATGGCGTCGAAACCATTTATTGGTCAGAAGAGAGTCAAATACCCCAAAAAATGGTAGAAGGAACACAGGTTCCCCTTGGAACCCCAAGGCCATCGGCTCCGCCCGTTGTTAGCATATCGACTAATATAAGGACGTCACTCGCCGTACCAACATTCGCTGCTGGTGGGGCCATAAAGGCTGGACTTTATTACTACGCTGTTTCCACTGTTTTTGAAGATGGTATATCACCACCATCAAACATAGGAACGGCTCAAATCGTTCCAGCGGCAGGACAAACAACCATTAGTGCAAGCG